TCGCACGCAGCCACGTCGTCGTAGGTGCCGGCAACAGTACCGATCGGTACCACCAGCGAACCATAGTTGGCTGCCACAGCCATCACCGCGAGATTGATGTCCGAGGCGAGCTTCTGCTTGGCGGCATCACCGAGACGGCCTTCTTGCAGCGCGTCACGCAATTCCAGGGAGTCCATGATCCACGGCACGGACTTCTTGTAACCGAGCGTGGCGGGGACGCTGAGCTGCGTCATGCTTTGGAAGTTTAACGACTGGTCCATGCCGTCGAACGATTGCGCGATGTAGGGTTGCGGACGCCAGATGACGTTGTTCGTCCGCTCCATCTCTTGCCCGCTGGTGCGGTACATCGAGACGTTCTTTGACAGCACCAGCGCGTCTTGGAAACCTTCGAGGAGGTCCTCGAAAGCGACGCGCTCTTCCTTGGAGAAACTGTTGAGAGATGCCATTGTCGGCTCCAGAAATCAAATGAGTGAACGATTGCGGTTAATACCGCGCCTGCTTACTCAACCCGTTGGAGCCGGTCGGCCGCTCATGACTCTTGAACTGCCGATTTATGGCTGGCGAAACCTAGATGCGCGGATTCTACACCAGCGCATCTAGTTCTGTCAACCCTTCTCAGGAAGTCTTTTTCTTTTGTTGCCGATATTGGTGAACCTTGGTGTAATCACCGGTACGTTCGGCTTCGACTCGCAGACGCTCCAAATGAGAATCCACAGTACCGGACACACTCGCGTTACCGCGAACCGTGGAAGGAGGGGGAGGAGGTTTACGGTTAGTGACCTTCAATTTGGTCTCCAGTTTTCCAATGGCGATTGCGAACTTCACCGGGTCAGTGATTTGAGCGAATTCTTTCGCTTTCGATGGATCTTTGCCGATGGCGTAGACCACAAGAGCCGGATTTTCAGCTCCTTGAATGATGATGCCTTGCTGGACCACATTCAGATTTTTCTGAACAGCATCCTCTGCCTGGTCATAGTCGCTGATCTTCAAAGTATCACGTGAAGATTTGTAAACCTCCAGACGTTGTGCCCAATTACGCTTTTGGGCTTCTTCAGTTCGTTTCGCCTGCTCATTGAGAGCATCGATCTGTCGCTTTTGCTCATGCCACTCGATGACAGCCGATTCATAGCGGTCGGTATCGAAGTCGAAATCCTCGAGCTTTGGCTTTGCTGCAAGGGTCGGTTGTGGTTTCGGCGCGGGCGTTTTCAGTCGTTGAAGTTCAGCTTCCTGCTCACGGATTTTTCGTTGCGCCTCGCGGTGTTGCTTTCGCAAATCGCGGACCCACTCGGGTGCCTGCGTCGATTCCTCTTCGTCGGGCTGATTGAGTGGTTTGTCATCGACCAGAACAACAACATCATCATCGTCATCCGAATTTGACTCCGGTGGACGCTCTTGTACCGAGGTATCTTCCGTGGATTGCTGGGACTCTTGTTCAGTTTCCTGATCGAGTGCTTGAACTTCTTCGACAACTTCAGTGCTCATAGTTTCCCCATCTCGGCCATTGGAGGCTGGCCGGTTGCCTTTAATATGGCGCTTGAGCGCCACTCACATCGGCTACAGACCCAGGTGTACCGAATCCTTCAGTGACTCCGGTTGTACCATCATAACTGCCGGAATCTCCACTACCCATCTCGACGTAAGAGCCACCTTCAAGAATGGCCATCGCTTGAGAAGGCGAAATTCCTTGTTGTTGAGCAAATTGGGTGGCAATTTCTGCCATGGACGTCACCGGTACAGCGGTCGACACAGGGGTCAATGCACCCTTGACTCGTTGCCCCATCGTTTCGCCGGTCAACAAACGACCGGCGACATACCCCAACGGATTGGAGAAAAATGAAGCCACGTCAACGCCGCGACCAATGAGATCCGCGACCGTCAACGGAACACCTTGACGATCAAGAATGGCGGTCTGTGGATTGTTCCACGTGATGCCACCCCCTCCCCCTCCGGGCATTGGTTCATATCCGCCACTCTCAGCACTTGTCGGAGCCATACCTTGTGCGGTGGCGTCGACAGCCGGAGTCGTGATAGTCGTCGGCGCGGCGGAGGGCGGAGGCGGTAGAGTTCCGATCCGTCGAAGTTGATCGCCGATACCACCAGCGTTCATCGCGGTTCCCCCTGGGGCTATTCCAGCGGAACGCACGATGGCGTTCAACGCAGCGCCGAATGCCAAATCTTTGATTCTCGGGTCCATCATTGCACTCCGGTTGTCATTTCACGAATCATCTTGATCGCATCCAGATCACCGCGGTCTGCGTTGAGCTGGATATCAGACATGATTTGTTCGGTCTTCGCACGCTTCAGCTGAGCATCAGCGACCGTGTTCACCACATCAGCCCGCGCCTTCTCCGCTTGTGCCACTGCCTTTTGAGCTTCTGCTTCAAGGTAGATGGTGTTCGGGTCCGGACGTTTGTTTTGTGCCATCAACATCAGAGCTTCAGCTTCCTTCTCGGTCGGCTTGACCACACCGATTTCAACGAGCTTGCGGCGGAAGTATTCACGAGCTTCCTTCAGACCTTCGCCCTCCATGTTCATGATCGCCATGGCCTGCAAGACAGATTGAGTCTGCGGGTCCTGGGTGATGGCAAGCATGCCGGTCAGACCACGTACGATGGCTGCACGTTGGCTCGTGAACGAAGGTCCGACAGTAGACACGACGTCCAACTTCGCTCGGCTCAGGTCGTTTTCATAAATGATCTCACCAGTCTTCTCGTCGGTCGCTGGCCGCATCAATTCAATGGTGGACAACTCTCCTTGCTCTCCAAGACCCTTCATCTTACGTTCGGATTCGACGTAAATATCCTGGGCCATGCTAAGCCACACCTCGCCTTCACGACGTGCCGCTTTCGAATAATTGGAGATGTACAAGAATGACTGCATGTCCAGCCGTTGCTGGACCATTTCGACGGCCCGCCCACTGATATTGCTGACGATGCGGTCTCCTTGCTCTTGGTTGCCGAGCATATCTTTCAGATCCTGCTCAGTAACTTGGAGAAGACCAGCCAGAGCCGGTGGTACTTGCGCGGACTTGGTGTATGCGACCGGACCCCCCGCCTGCATACTGCCGTCGGGTCCCATTATCGGATTCACCAGCAAGTAAGGATAATTCTTGAGATTGTCTTCAGACCACATCACTTGATGGCCTGCGATCTGCTCAGGAGTGAAAATTGGCTTTTCGACACTCGAAAGCGCGGCGATCTCACCGAGCTTACTGCGTTGCATGTTCCCAAGGCGTTGTGAATCCTTCGCCATGCGAACGTGACCCATACACCGTTCGATGTTGTCGATAAACCACCGCTTACCATAGACTGGAATCACCGGAATACAAGAGCCGGCGATGTATCCGACGTCCTCGAGGATCTTGTTGCCCGACATGATATACAGTCGAACTTTTTTGCGCTTGATTTGACGCCGCCGCGTTTCACGCGCGCCTATCGCTTCCAACTCGCTGATTTGATCGTCATCGAGTTCCGAATCTTTGAACTTCTTCTCGGTCCCATCGATCATTTCATAAGTGACGATGGTGTCGGACATCATCTCCACACGGTAATACCGTGCCACGAACACCACATCGGGCGTACACCAATCGAATTCATATTGGTGAATCTCTTTCGGCCATGTCGCCGGGTCATCGTTGTACTTTTCTTTGTACGCGTCACGGGTCATACTCGACAGAACCCAGCAGCGGGTAGCGTCTGCTTTATCCTGTCGCTTGGCTTCCAGATCGAAAAACACCGAAGAATCAGCGTCGTAGATCGGTTCGATCCGAATCCGTTGATATTCATTCTCCGGATCTTCTTCGTCTTCGTAGACCGGGCGCAATTCCCAGGCACCGAATCCGCCGCCTACGGCTTCTTCGAATGCGTTGTCGTATGCTTCTTCAGCACTGCTGTCTTGCTGGTCGGCTCGGAACAACCTATTGCACGTGTCCGCAAGTTGGTCGTCGTGCTTGCCGTCCTTGCTCATGAAGTTCACAGAGATGCGGTTGTTGCGGTATTCATTGAAAATCCGCTGAACTGACAAAGCGATCTTGTTGACTTCGAACCTGGGTTTGTTTGCGAATTGCTCACCTAGGGGACCTTCCCATTGAGCACCGGCGATCGAATAGAAACGACGGTCTTGTAGACATTGTAGACGTTCGTCGCGAATGGCTGTCTGAACATTGTCGAATTCACGCAATGCCTCTTGGAGGATGCGAGCTTGACGTTCGGCTTGAGAAATGCGTGGCATGGTGTATCCTTATCGCCAATGATTTACTGTGGGCAGCACAATGATAGAACTATTTTGTCCAGGCTTCGTTGGAGATACGATCGCCGGAAACAGTTCTGTGATGCCCCATATCAATGCGTCTGCACGGTTCGGTGAACGATCACCGGTATACCCGTTCGTTGTGAACCCTGATAATTCTTCTTCGAGTTCGCGGAGAAATCCGACGTGCCGTATTTTACCTTGTTCGTAAAGCGCTGATACAGGCTCGGCCCGGACGACCTTTCCTCGAGTTGCTGTGACTTGTTTATAAGCCACTCGGGCGTGTCGTGCATTGGCGGCTGCGCGCACGACATACGACACCATCGCGCCCCCGTAGTTACCTTCACCAACGCATATATCTGCTTCGTGTCGGATGTACGCGTCGACAACCACTCGGCCCCAGGTCGCCGGACCCGCTTTGACTGTCAGATCTTCGAGAACATATGCGTTACCGTCGGTGCCGAGCCCGGTCACCATTATCCCGATCGCGTCTGATTCACTGCCTGCGTCGTCACCGGAACCCGAAGGGTCGACAGAAACCACCACACGCACCAAATCCGGTATGTCACCGTTGAGTACTCGCCACGTTTCGATGAGTTGGTCATTGAACAGTGCGTTCGGTGTGCCGTCGGTGAATTCACCTCGTAAGAATCGTTTTTGTAGGCGAGGACTCAGACTGCGGAGGGTGTCGATGTACGTACTGCTGAGATTCTCGAGATTGTCTTCGGGATTGATCTGGAAGGATATGTATTTATCTGGGTCCGGCAGAGGTTTTTTGGTTTCCGGATCCACTTTCTGGATGAACATCCGATATGTCCAATGGATTTTGTCCGTCGGATTCATATCGTAGAATGCCCGTGGTGTCAGATATTCATTCGGTGCAATTTCAGCTTTTTGCGCAAGTCGGGTGATGGCGATCGCTTGTGAGTTGAACGGAATCTGACTGCACTCGTTGAAATATATGGTCGCGTATTCTTGTCCGAGAATTTTCTCGGTTCGTTCCTTGTCGTCCAGACCGCCGAACCATACTTCCGACTCATTCGGTAACGTCACAAACCAGTCGGTTTTGTTCAGCGTGTATTCTATACCTGGAAAACATAGATCCATTACCTTCGGGAATGTGTCCAGGATAATGGATGCTTTGATGTGATTGAAGCGGTACCGCAAGATTGCGTGGCGCGAACGTCGCGCTTTCATCGCCCGTAGTATGGTATTACGTACGTGGAGAAACGTCTTACCACTTCGACTACCGCCGAACAACATCCCGTGCGTAGCTGGACCCGCCAATTTGGCGTGCGCTTCTTCTTGTCGACTCGTTAACCTGAATTCAGCCATCAGATGCTAACGTCATATTTACTGACCATATTGACCTGGACCAGTGTTTGTCCGGTGTTTTGCGGCTTTTGTTGATATAGACCGGTAGCTTCACCGCGGGTGCGTTCCGCTTGTAAAGCTACCTTCAATTGACCTTGGAGCTTCGCCATATCCCGTATGGTAGCCAACTCCATTAGATGGGTACTGAGACTGAATAACGTCGTGTCTTCGACGATTACCGACAACTCGCGAATGCGAGCTTGAACATTCGGCTGTTGTAGGAGTTCCTTGCCTTTGCTTGATGCGTAACGTATACCATCACCGAAGGCCATTTTATACGCTAAGGCAACGTTACCCGAGCATTCGATCATCGCGAGACAGAAGGAATCTTCGTCTGTTGACAAAGGAGCCAGCGGTAACTCCTCTGCTTCGACGACCGTCATTGCCGTCGGTGCTACTTGGGGGTCTACTAATTCGGCGATACTTTCACTCATTCTCGTAGTATATCACATGTGGCGTCATAGTGGAATGTGCTACAGAGGACTGAGTATGACAAGGCATATCCCGAATATTTTCTAGTTCGGAGGAAGTCTACGTTTACGTCGGCGCCGCCGGGGTCGTTCGAGGGTTGATTCGGGTACCTATAGGTCCCAACTATCGACTTAGGTCGACCAATAGGTCCGAACTATCGGGCTCCAGGTCGGTTGAAGCGAACTATGGACTTGAACCGACCGATAGGCGCGAACTATAGAAGCCCGAAGGGGGTCGAAGCAGGGCCGAAGGGGGTCGGAGCAGGGGGCTTATAGGCTTCGCCTATCGACAGCGCGAAGACGATTAAAACGCTTGTGTTGCGCGCAGGGCTTCCGTGTGTTCTAATTAAGGTACTGAAGCGAAACAAAAGCCCGAAACCCCCAACCCCTAGGAGAATCCAGATGTCGCGTAACCCCTTCACCCGCCTGCTCGCCGCCCTCACCCAAGCGAAGCTCGTGACGCTTGGTGCTCAGCGCGACCTCGTGCTTCGTGCTTCGAACGAAGCACGTGCGCTCCGCTTCGCAGATGCCGCTTCGACGCTTAGCTTGGTGGACGCGCTGCCTGCTGCCTTGAACGAGCGAATCGAACAAGCGCTCTCCGACCTCGGCGTGGATCTGACCTAAGTAGGGTTCTGGGGGCTCCGCCCCCCACGTCTGTAGTGGCAGCGTCTGGGGGGATACCCCCCCACTCCACCCCACTCCACCTCTCGAGACCGTACGCGTCGTCCGTACGGTCTCTGCGTGTGTCCGTCTCTCTCCGTCTCCTCCTCTCCACCCCACATCTGTCTCTAGAGGTGGAGGGGGGTGGAGTGGGTGTCCTCTCCGACGGACAGACCCCCCTCCTGCCACCTGGAGCCCCCCCTGGAGTGGGGGTCTGGAGCCCCCCTGTCATACGGTGACATACGCTCCGTGCCTTGTGCGCTCAGATCTGGCACGTTTCTTGCTAGGATACCCCCCACTCCACCCCCCTCCTCCAGACCCCCTCCTGCCACCTGGAGGGGGGTCGGGTCTCCGTCTGTAGTGGCAGCACGTCCGTCCTCTGTCCATAGGCGTGGACTATCGACGTTTCTCTCACGATTAAAACGCTTGTAGTTGCGCCCACCCACGTGCTGTGTTCTAATTTGGGTATCGGGTCAAGACGCCCGGTACCCTTAGCCCCTTAGGAGAACCCAGATGTCCCAAGTCCAGAGCCCCTCCACCCGCGCCACCCGTCGCGCGCCCGTCAAGTCGCTGAACCAGACGTCCGAGCAGGTCGCTCGCGCTGCTGCTGCCGACAAGGCACGGAAGGCCGAGAGCAAGCGTGCTCTTCGCGCTTCGCTCAAGATGGCTGTGTTGAACAACGTGACCGACAGCGACGCCGACGAAGCTGAAGTCCACACACAAGCCCCCAACGGCCAGATCGGTGCTCCTGCTGTTGTCGACCGTTCGACCGAGAACCTCGAAGCAGCAAAGCTCGAGGCTGTCGCCCTCGGCGTTTCCTTCGAAGCGGCTTGCGAGTCCATGGGGATCGACCCGACGACGGGTCTCCCCCAAGTCGAAGACAAGCCCCTCGAGGTCCTCGGTTACTCGGGTCCGATGCTCGCTCTGCGCGAGCGCTCTAAGGCTGGCCACTACGTCAAGGGTACCAACGGTAACCCCCACTGCGGCGACGCAGTGGCCGACGCTCTCCAGGTCTTGCCACGCGAGATGGTCGTTCGCGTCTGCATCAAGCTCTTGAACCTGGAGGGCAATCCCTACTTGCACCTCAACCCGGGCCAGCAGTCGATGAATCTGCGCAACAAGCTCCGCCACGCTGTGAAGAATGGCTTCGTCAGCGCCGAGACCGTGCGCACCACTGCTAACCAGTACATCATCTAAGGCACTTGACAGCCCCCCTCCGCTCTGGTACAATCCACGTACTGGAGCGGAGATCCCCTCCCCCACTTAGCCCCTTAGGAGTTCCCGATGTCCCAAGCCCCCCTCTT